CTTTTCTCGCTTTCCGCAAACACGATGGGCGTTACTTTATCATCGGCCACCAACTCAGGCGGAGAGTCCATTGGAACGGCTATCACCCGAACCCAGGGCCTTGTCCAATACTTCGGAGTTCTTTCAAATCACACCTTGGCGATCATTGGGCAAACGGACCTCTTGGCGGCCGCCGCAGTCGTCCAACCGCTTCCCTTGATGTTTTTCCCCGTGTCCTATGCCACGGCGGACATTCTTCCGGGCGGCATGATTGACTTGATACGAACTGGCTCATTCACTCAAACCCGTTGCCTTTTCTATGAGGATTCTTCAAGCGGAGGAATCAACGCCGTTCTTTATGCGGCGGCTTACGCGGGGCGGGCTCTTTGCGTGGACTTCTCCGGTTCCTTGACTACGATCACTATGAACCTAAAGCAACTTGTCGGAATCGTGCCGGACCCGAATATCACTACCACTTATCAGGCGGACGCCACGGCGGCGGGGGCGGATGTTTACCTGGCTTTCGGTCAAACCTCAGTTGCGGGAGCGGCAGTCGGAGATACCTTGACTTCGGGGACAAACCAGTTCTTCGACAACATTTACAATATCCTCTGGTTCTCCGGTGCCATCCAAGTGGCCTACTTCAACTACTTGGCCCAGACCTCCACGAAGATCCTTCAAACCGAGGACGGTATGACGGGGCTTAAGAATGCCTTGCGTCAAGTTTGTCTGCAAGGGGTAGGAAATGGATTTTTGGCTCAAGGAATTTGGAATAGTCCGACCACTTTTGGGAACCTCACGGCCTTTTACGCCAATATCGCTCAGACAGGATTTTATATTTATACCTCGCCTATCAGTCAGCAATCCGAAACCGATAGGGCAAACCGAAAAGCGCCACTTATCCAAGTGGCCGTTAAGTACGCCGGGGCCTTGCAGTCGGGCCAAGTCATTATCAACGTGAATTTGTAAAAGGAGACTTCTATGCCTACAGTCGCATTATCAGGAAACGACACGCACGTTATTAACGGAAGGGTTTTGCAAGATTTCGGGGACGGAAACGTAGCCTATCTTACTTTCCCCAATAACGTAGCGGCAATTAAAACCGGCAAGAATGGGAATTCACTCTATGCCCTGAATACTACCGGCTTCCAAGCTAACTTGAAATACCGAATTCTTCGGGGTAGCGCAGACGACCAATTTTTTAATAATCTTTATAACTTATCTTATGCGCCTGGACAAAATTTCGCCGCCACAGTCTTGATGCAAGGCGCTTTTGTTAAAAACATGGGAGATGGAACCGGCTTTATAATTCAGGATACTTACACGGTCATAGGCGGAATATTCGTAAAAGCCCCAGAAGCCTTGACGAATCCCGAAGGAAGCACCGAGCAAAACTTGACTATGTGGGAAATCATGTTCAGTAACACGAGCCGGGTTATAGGCTAAAAATTTAACTTGGGGGGTGAAGATTGAAAGAGATAGCTTTAAACAGCGGGGCAAAATTGGGAGTGGGGGAAGTTCCATGGGAAGAGGCCTTTAAACTTTTCCAAATGATCGTGAAGTCTATGAAATCGGTTGAGGTTGACCCAACCATCAAAAACCTAAGTGAGTTCATATCCGCCCTCATTGGGGCTCAAATTGCGGATGACGAAGTAGGTAAAGCCATGTGGGTCTGTTTGGGCCGGTGTACTTACGGTGGGACTCGAATCACAAAATCCACGTTTGAGGATATGAAGGCCCGCGGTGACTTCATTGACGTTTGTATCGAAGCGGGCCGGGAGATTCTAAACCCTTTTATGAAGGGCCTTTATGTCGCGTTACCACGGCTTACCGAGATGATAATAAATACCCGGAAACCGAAGTAAAGGCCGATGACCCGCTTATAATTTGTTTCAAGCTGTGCGAGGAAGGTTACGCCTCTTCCGTGGCCCAGGCCAAGACCATGGGGGCGCGGGAAGTCCTTCAAGCTTTAAACCGCATCCGTTTTCGGATGGACTGGGAACTAGCTTTCCAAGAGGTGAACCGTGTCAGTTAATGCCGGGGAAATGTACGTCAATTTAGGACTCAAGGGCGACGAAGGAACGGTCGGCAAGCTGAACAAAACGACCGATGCTTTCTCCGAACTTAAATCCATGTCCATCGAGACAAAGGCCACGATATTAGCGGCTTTGGTCGCCCTGGAAAAAGTCGTTTCCACTTCCGGTGAACTCGGTACTACCCTCCGCAATTTCCAAACCCTTTCAGGTATTGCCCCCCAAGTTTTAGAGCGTTACCAATACGCCGCCCAAAAAGCAGGGGTCGCCAACGAGAGCCTTTTAAACTCATTCATCAAACTTCAACAGACAGCTTTTGATATTCGAGCCGGAAAAGGTCTACCGGACTGGCTCACGCCCATTATCACGAGTCTTGCCCAACATGGACACGATATAGGCCCGGACTGGGCCGCTAGGTGGCAAAAAGACCCCACCTTGGGATTCCAGGCGATGCAACAATATGCCAGGGAAACCGATATTGACGTTTCAACTCGTGCCATTACTTTGGAACGAACAGGGCTTTCGGCGGACCTTGTGGCGGCTCTCATGCGAGGGGCTTTGACCCCCAGCAAACTTTCCCAAGTCCCAACTGACGCAATCCTGACTAGTTCTGAAATAGGCCACTTGGACACGATGCGCCAAAAGTGGGATTCACTATGGTCTGTAGTAAGTCACACGGGCGCCAAAATGGTTTCGGACGTTCTGGAATCAAGGGATGAAAGACGCCGGAATCAAATCGAATACTACAAGGAACGCGGGATAGTCATAAACCAGAATATCAACGTCCACGGAAATGGGGATGCTCAAAGATTAAAGAAGGCCGCCCATGATGGAACAATGGACGCCGGAAGGCAAATTTCCCAAACTGTTTCAGGAAGCGGGACAAATAACTAATGGCCATCAACGGAATCCCTAACATCAACTCAATTCCTGGACTCTCCCAAGCGGCGGCGGGACTTTCTAATCTCGTTCTCGTGACGCCTCTCATTTCGCCTAACTACGTCCCGACCGATCAAAACAACAACAGCATCGGGCCTCAATGGATGTTTGACTACGAGGGCGAGAATGTCTTTGAACTCAAGGCGGAAGTGACGAAAAACTTCATACAGACAAATAGCTCGGTCGCCTACCATATCGCTTTGAATCCTGAAATAGTAACGGTCCACGGTTTTAAGGGAGAAGTCTCGAATCTTTTCCCGCCTGGACTTCCGCCGGCCACCCAAGTCAACGCTGTTTTAGGGGCTATCAGCGCTTTTGCGCCGGGTTTCTCGGTGTCGGCCATGAACGTCATCAATGAGGCTAATCAATCCTATCAGGCCATCAATAACGCGGTAAATGGGGTCGTGAATGCCTGGAACTCTCTTGTGAATGGGACTCCAATGCAGACCAAACAACAGCAAATGTTTTCTCTTCTCTACGGATACATGACCCAACAGCTCCAAGGACTTCCGCCTGTTTTGTACCGGGTTCAAATGCCGTGGGGCGTTCTTATCACTATGGCCTTAACGGGTTTGAGGGCTATTCAGGATGAGAAAACGGACACGATCACGGACTTCTTTTTGACCTTTGAGAAACTACGATTCACTGAAGTAAATACCTTGGCGGTACTCCAAGCGACTGGCCGGGCGGTCACTCAATACGCCCCGAATGTAAATAATGGGTCGGCTTCCCTAACGGCGGTGGGATTCTAATGCAACAGATCAATGGAATAACTTCGGGGGCCAATCAGACTTTGACCGTTACTTTGCCGGACGGTTCTTTGCTTTCAATCACACTCATTTACCGGGAGTCTCAATACGCATGGTTTATGAATCTTTCCCAAACACCCGGCACTTTTATTTTGAACGGTTTCCAGGTAGTGAGCGCCGAAACCAATTCCAGCGGGTTAGGGAATATGCTCCGACAGTTCAAGAATCAAATCAGTTTCGGCCTTTGCTGTTTTACTATCAACGACCGGAACCCTACGAACTTGCAGGACTTTGTGAGCCCTGCCACGGGAATCAATCCAGCTTCGGGCCTGTTTCTTTTGAGCGCCGCCGATATCCAAACGTTTGAAAACTACATATCGAGCCTAAAAGTATGAATCCTAAATTTCAATTAACCTACCGGCTTGAAGTGGAGGATAAGTTTGGCCAAATCCAGGTGATTGCTTTTCCATTAACCATTGATTTTTCAATCGAACGAAATACTATGGCCGGATATAACACCGCCGAGTTTACGGTTTTTAACTTGGCCGATAACCTGCGCTCTTTATTGGTTCGCAATAACATCTCATTTTCAGATAGACGGTCAATCAACTTTTATGCCGGGTACGTCAGCCAAGGGCCAAACTTGCCTCTCGTGTTTTCGGGGTACGTTCAAAACTGCGTTTCAAACCGGGATACTGTGGACTGGATGACTACCTTTTCGTGTTTTGACCCAGACCCGATAACTCGAAACAAAAACATTTCCGTTTCCTATGCGGCAGGAAGTTTCCAGTCGGGGAATATCCAAGACATCGTGAACACCTACATGGCGCCCGTGACTTTCGGAAAAATCGGAAACCTATTTCAAGCCAATCCAACCTTGCCGCGCGGGAACTCTTACAGTGGAAGCGCCCTATCCATTCTTCGCAAAATCACGAATAAAAACTTTTTCATCGATAATGGAAAGGCTTACGTCTTGGCCCCTTGGGAATGCCTACCTAATTCGGGGCTGGAAGTGCTTGACGCTACCACGGGTCTTTTGGGGTCTCCGTCTTATGAGCAAACTTACGTCAACTGCAAAATGATATTCGAGCCTCGCATAGTCATGGCCCAGCAAATGGAACTCAATTCAGACCAATCCTATTTGAACGGGACTTTTAAAGTGGTGGCCTTTGGACACAATGGACGCATTTCGGGAAGTTCGGGCGGTGAAGCCATTACGACCGTTTCACTTTATAATCCCTTAAACAGCCAGGGATTGCAGGTGCTTCAATGACCGTTCCACTCAACACGATATTTTATAAAGCCAAGGATTCAGACCTTCATGACTTCCGCAAGGATGATATTCACCTGGATATAAACTGCCATGCCATTGGGACTATCCAATCCTTTAATCCCACACTCCAAACGGCAACGGCTTATATCAACTACCAAAAGGTCATTTACCAAGACACGGGCGGGGGCGTATGGGGACCAGTTCTATTTTCTTATCCGGTTCTCGTGGACTGCCCTGTCCGTTATGACTTTGGTTCCGTGGGTGGCGTTACGGTTCCCTATCAGCAAGGAGATGAAGTGATTATCGGATTCAATGACCGGGATATGGACTTATGGTTTTCGCAAGGGACATCAACACAAGGGCCGAATACGCCACGCTTCCACTCGTTCACGGATGCTTTAATTCTTGGCGGCGTTTCATCCCTGCCTAACGTGATTGATTCCTTTGACGCCAACCGGCCAGCTTTGAGAAACTTGTCGGGGACTTCTTACGTAGCGATAGGAACAACTAAAATAGAATTGGCGGCGAATGGGACAACCCTTAACACCCTTCTTCAACAACTCATTTCGGATATTCAAAATATAACGGTAGCTGTTACAACGGCCCCCGGCACAAGTGGACCTCCACTTAATGCGGCGGCATTGGCGGCAGACGCTTCGGCGATAGGAGAATTTTTACAATGAGTTCTCAATCACTTCAAGGAAACATTATTCGAACTCTTTCCCAATCAGGTGACTTCACCTACGGGAATAATATCTCAGGATACCTCGTGGAAAACGCGGCTATCGGCCAGGACATCACGACCGCAATCGCCTTACAGCTTGGCGAATGTTTTTGGGCCATCAACCAGGGAATCAACTGGTTCTCGTGGCTGGGAAGCAAGAATCCAAACGGCTTAAACCTCGCGATAGCTTCTGTCATACTAAATAGAAATAATGTTTTAGGCCTCAATGGCCCGCCTTACGTTTTGAACCGTAACAGCCGGGCTTTCGATGTGACTTGGGACGTAATCACGGTGTTTAGTTCGTCTTTTCCGGGCACTTCAAATATAGTTTTAGTCGGAGAATAAAATGCCAGCTATTACAGGAAACCAACTTAACGGGTCAGGACTCACGCTCGCCAACCAAGCGGAGATAACC